TATATTTTTGGCTCAAATAAAGGTATTTTAATATGACTTTTGAATACATCACAAATAAAGACAAAAAACATAAAATGTCAGATGATGAAGTTTCTGCATTAGCTGAACGCATAGCTTCTGATTTTGAAAATTACAACACACGCAGATCGCACAATACTGCTATGGCAAATGAACTTGTAACAGAAATATTTTTCAAGAAACATAAGCCAAAAAAATCAAACGAAGAAGCAGGCAGAGTAGATTCTGATACAGAAAAATACGAAGCGTGGAAAACGAAAGTAAAAATGTGTAAAGTCTTTATGTTTTATCAAGTGCTAAAGGCTTTTATTTGGAAAAATATATATTCCAACGTAAACAGTATGTTTGATGTTTCAGGCGAAAATCAAGAAGCAGATAATGACAGCAACAAGCAAAAAGCAATGCTTGTTGATATATTGGAGAAAATGGAATATCCAAAAATTTGCGATAGAACAATGGATTATGCTCTAATCCACGGTGAAATGATACATTTTGTATCCTGGAAAAAGAAAACAGAAGAATACAGAAAAAAAATATCTGCTGAAGATTTACTAACAAATCCGAAAGCACAAAAAGCAATATTAAATGGCAAATTCTTTTTTATTGATGAAAAAACAATATATGATAATCCCTATATTTATCCTGTTAATCCTGCAAACTTTGTATTTGACGCAGCACAAAAAGAAAATTGGGACGAATGTCCGAAAATATACAGGACTTGGAAAGTACCGGATGACATAATAAACAATAAATATTACAAAATTTCAAACGAAGTAGCTGAGGGTATAAGGCACGAAGTAGATTTTGATGTTGATAATGCAAACTCTCAGCTTGATTCAGATTTAGAAAATGAAACAAAAAATGGTAAAACAGTAGAAGTATTAGAACATTGGGGCAATTTAACATTAAAAGACGGAACATTGTTGAAAAATTGGCACGTTGTAGTAGTTGCTCGTAAATATGTTGTAAGGTTTGAAAAAAATAACAGAATTATTAATCCGTTTACTTATGGCTCATTTGTAAACGACCCTGAAACACAAAGAGCAATATCTCCATTGTACTGTACTGTTTCATTGGCACAGCTTCAAGAAGATTTAATGAATCGTACTTGCGATATGCAAACGCTTCAGGAAAATCCTCCGATTTATGCTCCAAAAGGCTTCTTTGATGATGATGAAGTTAAACTATATCCGGGTAAAATCATAGAATTTGGTGATGACCTAAATCCTGCACAAATAAAACAAATGGAATTTGCAGTTTCGATATTTCTGAATGACATAACATTTATTTCAGATATGATGGCGGAAGTTTCAGGAATATTTCCAAATATGGCAGGAGCAGACGAAAGAAGTGCAAAAACTGCAACAGAAATTTCAACCAAAGCACAGGGACAATTAACAAGATTGTCAATGTTAATCGATACAATTAATCAGGATATGATAGTTGCCGATATTAAAAAAACTGCCAAATTGTGTGCAGATTTTAAAAACGGTGATGAACAGATTTTTGTAAATAAAGGAAACAAAAAAGAAACAATAACAATAACGGACGCAATAAGACAAGCTGAATATCGTTATACTTATGCAGACAGAAGTCAAACAACAGAAAGAAGCAACAAAGCGGACATTACAGCCGAAGCCGTAGATAGATTTGCAAAAGCTATACCGTTAAATATTGAAGAATTCTTTACTTGGTATATGGAACAAAAGGGAGTTGAAAATCCTGAAAGATTTTTGCAAACAGAAAACACGATTCCTATTGAAATTCAGCAATTATTATTACAAGACCCAAGAATACAAGCATTAGTTGCTGATTTCGAGCAAAGAAAAGCAGCAGAAAACGGAACTGAAGAAGCAAAAACAAATCAGCAAGAAGTACCGAATACAATTCCCGATTCAAGCATACCACAAGCACAACCACAGGAGTAAATATTGTATATGAGGGACGAGGAACAATTAAATTACTTAGAACATAAATCAATACTTGTTCAAACAAAAGAATATCAAGAAATAAGACAAATTCAAATTGAAAAAATAATAAGTCTTGCAAATTCTCAAATAGATCCAGTTGAAATAAAAGGAATGTTAAAACTAATCAACCATACTGATAGTTGGCAAGATGATTTTCAAAAAAGCAATAAAAAAAATAAAAGAAAATAGGAGTTAAATTTTATGCAAATTGAAGCTACAAACGATTCACGTCAAGTAAATGAGGGAACAGACAACTCTCAAGATTTAGATATTCAAGAGCCGTCAAATATTGACGATAACTCTTATAACGATATTGAAAATCAAGAGCCTGAAACCAAAACAGATGACGGAAGTGAGCAGCAAGAGGGAAAATTCAAGACATTGGAAGAAGCAACAAAAGGCTACAATGAACTTGAAAAAAAATTAGGTATTCAGTCAAATGAACTCGGCGACCTTAGAAAAAAAGCTGAACTTGCAGAAAAACTTCAAAAACAAATTGATGAACAAAAATTGCAAGAAGCACAAAGTAAAGGTTTTGAAACTGTCGAAGAATTTGAAACAAACAAAGAAGTTGTCAATTTTGTTGCAAATGAATACGCAAAACACTTATCCGAGTGTGAATTTCCTGAAGAAATGGTTAAACTTCTTGCAGAATACAAGAAAAACCCCTCTCGTGATTACTTAGAAACGATTGAAGCTGAATTTTCAACAGATACCTTAAAAAATGTTGCAGGAAAAACAGAACTTTTTAAAGGACAACTTCAAACAAGACAAAATGAAGCCCTTGAAGAAGAAATTAAACAGTCTGCAATTAAGTATCTTGATGAAAATGTAAATAAATATGCAGAAGAATTTAAAAATCCGGAATTTGCTGCACTTGATGGCGAAGCATTTAGAGCCTATGGCTGCGATTTAGACACAGAAAAATTTGTAAATCTAATGAAGGCATACGGTGAATCTTGCGTAAAAGCAGCAGGAATTAAAAACGGAATTAAAAAAGAAAATTCCCAAGCTACAGATGAAATGGCAGGTTTAACAGATTTTAGAAATCAAAATCAATATACCAACAACATCTTAGACCTTGAGGGGCAAGATTTGAATAGTGCAATTAAAAATTTAGTTTAAAAAATAGGAGAATAAAAATATGGCGATAGAACAATTTATCAAAGGAACATTTGAAGAATGTTTTAAAAAATATTTCTATAACGAACTTGTTATAGGAAAATTAGCACACTCTGCATTTAAAACAGGGGTGAAAAAGGGTGATGAAGTTGATGTAATTATGCCCGGAACAGTAAATATGTTCGACTATACAGGCGGTGATTTACCCGATGCAGAAGAAGTAACAAACTCAACAACAAAAGTGAGAATCGATAAAGGTAAAGCATTCCACTTTGAAATTGATGAAATCAAGAAAAAACAAATTGAAAATGCATCAAACGACCAAGCAAGAGTAAATCTTGTAAAAGAATATTCAATGGACGCAATTAAACAATTTGCTGCTTCTGTTGACGGTGATTACGGAAACTTGTTTACAAGAGCCGGTCATTATTTGGATAATAGCGGAAGTGCAATCACATTAGACGCAGATTATGCAAGAGAAATTCTTGCAATAATGCAAGCTAAATTCAAACGTGGGGACGGCAAAGGTCATACAAATTGGGTTGACGGTCAAATGATTGCTATTGTACCTCCTGAATATCAATTCTATTTAGGAAAACTTGAAATGTATGAAAACGTAGAATCAGGACACAGAAAAATCGAAAAAGGATTTATCGGAAAATTGTCCGGTTGGGATATTCACGTTTCAAATAACGTAGCTTCAACAACTGCAAATGGAACAACAGCTTACTACCCGTTGTTTGGTATTAAAGGCAAAACTTTAGCAGGTGGTATTTCTTCTAACTTGAACACAAAACATTATATGCCTGAAAAGAATTTTAATACCAGATATAAAGGTTATGGTTTATACGGTGTGGGTGCTCCTCGTGCAGATTTCTTTGGTACTGCAAAAATTACTGCACCATTAACACTATCAACTAGAAACTAAAATTGAGGGGGCAAACCCCTCTTTTAAATCGTCAGCAGAAAATTATAGGAGAAAATAAATATGGCAAGAGATGAAATAAATGTTCACATTCCCGTGGGGGACGTTACAAAATCAGTCGAAGTAATAGAAATTACAAAGACTGCTGTAACTCAAGCAAACGGTATTAAAATAGCAGACGCACTAGAAACCAAAAATAATTCTTTGCAAATTTTTGTTGAAAATACGACTACTTCAGGTGGCTCGGTTGCGGACAGCTCTTTAACATTAA